ACCAACCGCAGATACTAGCGGATACGAGATTCTCGTTGAGGCGTGCGAGTGTGGTTTTTGGGATGGACAGGAAGAGTTCTATGATTGCAGGGAGCCCGCCCTTGATGAATTCTTTGATTGCAATGAACCATTCCCACCTGAGCTCCGACCGCGGGTGCCATCACCAACACCCGCGGTGGGAACGGCACAACAACCGTTAATAATGCCTTTGTTGTTGACATATAACCTTGGGGCAACGTTGAGTTGCAAAGTCCTGAGTGGACAGTACACATTTGTTGCAGCAGCAACTTGTGTACCAAGGAATGTCAACCCATGGCCGGTTAGACAGTACTCCATAGATGCCGTTCGGGCTGCTAGCCTTGGTGTTGTTGGAGCACGTGTCGTTCCGGTAAAGAGGGAGAATGGCAGGGGTATAGTTGAGCTACACCCACGGTTGAATATGGAGGATGCCAATTTTTATTCGGCTGATAACCTCTATTATATAGATGAAGAGGCCACAACAGATTTCAAGAGGCACGGCTTTTTGAACACGGGACAGTATGACCCAGATTGTGTGTCTGGAATTGGCATTGGGCGAAATACATATACCCTAGAATTTATTGGGACAGCGTTTGGCAGAAAATGGTATCAATTTTGTTTTGTGGCACCGATACGTGAAGCAACCTGCATTGACGGGGTGACGAATGTGTTTGAGCCACTAGCTGAAATATGGGATGATATGTTGATAAAGCTCTGGGTGAAAGAGAAAGAGTTAGCAATAATTTCATTATGTTCAGCAAAAGTGATACCGCCTAGCACAGTTGCACGATTACAACTGGTTCCGGGGGCATTGGCAGCCGAGTATGCTGCGGTGGCCCAGGTTCTAAATCCAGCGGCCCGAGTGCCGTTTCAGCGATATAGAACCGAGAACCAAATTGCTAGTAATTTATTGCCTGGGTTGACCCCTGAAGTGATGGGCAAAATGTGTGAAGCGACGGTCGCCCGAATGCAATGGCAGTTCCAACCGGGACCGGAACTAAAACAGGGAAATGTTTGGCCAGATCATTGGACCCAGACAAAAGGTTATCACTTGCCAGATGGTGAGAAGAAGACCAAGACCTGTAATAGTTGTGGTGCTCGGGCACCTGAAGGAAGGTACAAATGGCCACAGCATGTGTGTGGTGAGTGTTGGCAAAAATTGAACCTTGCACCCGACATGGGTGGAGGTGTCATCACACAGATGGGCCGGCACCTTCAGGAGAATGAGACGACAAGTTCAGGGCACCCCGGGCGGGTGCACGTGAAATCCGATTACCTGCCACCGAAACAAACAAAATGGGCAAATGTGAAAGTGAAATTGGGCAGTATTCTAGGACCACCAAAATTATTCCCTTGGTTGAAACCGGCTACCGGGGCCAAGGGTAGAAAGTGGGTAAGTTTACAGCCAAATGATTTGAGTAAGCTTTCAGATGAGGAACCAGATAAATGGGAGTTGGTGTTGGCAGGAATTGGGATATCAGGTTGCCGACCACGAGTCAGCAAGTGTTGTCTCAAAACCCAGTTACAAGCATTGATGGGTCGAGCATATTTGGTGAAGCCGCCAAACAGGAAAGCTGCTTGGAAAAATATGCAAAAGATAAAAAGATGGATCTTACCCGATTTGAATGCAGAGATAATGAGTATCGCAGACTGGATTTGTACCATGCCGACGCGCAGACGGAAAGCGTTACTGCGGGCAGCGAAGGAGCTGGAATTGGCGCCAGGATTGACAGAGATGGATTTGCAGTTTAAGGCCTTTATAAAGAAGGAAGCCTTAGCGGCATTCTTGCCACTGGAAAGTGGTGAGGCGCAAGCTGCAACAGAAGCAATAGCCAGGATGATAATGGGGCCGATGGATAAGGCACATTTGATAGCTGGCCCGATTTTGAAACCAAAGCTGAAACGATTGAAGCAGCATTGGGATTATTTGAATTGGGTGTTCTATGGCTCTGTCAAA